GTCCGCATGGCAACGGCCATTATTGCGGAACTGTTCGTTGGTCTGGCCGCAAGTGACACAACGATCATCGCGTCTGGCGCCATGAACGTGAATAACCACGTCGGCTGGAGCTCGATCACGAACGATGGCGTGCTGTTGTTCGACTGCGATAAGGCCGGAACAGGAACCACGATCGCAGCAACTTCGGTCAGCACGTCCGCGTGGGTTCGCCTCGGGTTCAAGTATGACGGCACGGCAGACACCGTTCAGCAGTACATCAACGGCGTCGCAACCGGGTCGCCAATCGCCACCGCGAATATCGCCAAGGCGGCTATGTATCCAACGTTGGTGTGCCAGGGTGGCGGAACCGGACAGCCAGTGATGCACGCGGCCTATCGCGTGTTCCAACTACGTTGATTTCGCTTCATTCATACTGAACGGAGGGAATTCGCATGGCTGGTTCTTCAATGACGTTTACGTACGTCAATGGCGTTGATGGTGGTGGCAATCGGAGTCGCATGACAAAGGTTGTTGCCGACTGGGTATCGGATGACACGACCGGGGCTGTGTCTGGAACCACTCGCAAGATTGTTGGTCGGATCGTCAAAGGCGTGACAAACCCAGGATCACCAGCACCAACTGACAATTACGACATCGTGATCACTGACGATGCTGGCGCGAACATCCTCGCCAATACCGATGACGATTTAGTCGATCGCGACACGATCACAAAAGAAACCGTGGAGTTCTTTTTGAAGAACGTGGCCACCACTGCCATCGCGTCTCATCCGGCGATTTGCTCAACAGTCACAGTCGCCGTCACGAACGCAGGTAATTCCAAAGCAGGGCAGCTTGTGCTCTATGTGGAAGTTTGATTCATGCTGACTATCAGCGGCCGCAAACCTTTTCGATTGCTTCATCCGGCGTGGGAATGCCTGAATCCCCCGTCAGCGGAACCGATTTCGGTGGCGGAAGCGAAGCTGCAGATGCGGCGGCCGCTGGATGAAACAAACGAAGATTCGATTATTCAAGGTTACATAACCGGCGCGAGGGATGCGGCTGAAACCGACACGATGCGGGCTATTTGCTGGCAGCGATGGAAACTGATTCTCGACGAATGGCCAGATGTAATTGAAGGGTTTAAATGCCCGTTAGTCGCGGTGGAATCCGTCAAGTATTACGACTTCACGACACCAACTGCTGTTTTATTGACGGTTGATCCAGCGACCTATACCGCCAGTCCAACTGAACCATGGAGAATCAATCCTGCGTTCACGAAATATTGGTTGGCGCCACGACCACAGCACGGAGCGATCGAGGTCACCTTCACCGCGGGTTACTTAGTCCCGTTCACCGTCACGACCGGCAGTAGCTTGCTGACGTTTGTCGATTACACGCCAACGAATGGTGATTCATTCCGATTGTCGAATAGCGGCGGTCAGTTGCCATCACCGCTTCAGCCGAACACGACTTATTTCGTGGTGAATGCCAGCGGTCATACCTGCAATTTGTCGGCGACTTCCGGCGGTTCAACGATCACGTTGACACAGTCTGGATCTGGCCTGCAGTTCCTCGGGACCCTGCCCGGCGGGCTCAAAATGGCCATGTTGAAGCACATTGCAACGAACTATGCGGATCGTGAAGGGTCTGATGCTGCGGCGAACTGCGAACGGTCCTACATGCAGTCTCTGCGGTCAGTGCAGTACGTGGTGATGTGATGCTGAGATCGAAGCTTGAGAACGGGGCAGGAAAGAAGAACCGGAAGGTTTTCATTGATATTTGCACGAATGGAGAGGCGAGCGAATCCGGCGAAGTGGCACCTGTTTACGAATACAGAACATGGCGTTGGGCGGAAATGGTTTCCAGTTCAGGCCGTGAAATCACCGCAGCGATGCAAGCTGTTCCGATGGTCAACGCGATTTTGAAAGTTGGTTACGACTCGTTCACGAAGGGGATCACGGCAAGAGATCGTTTGAGGATTGGCAGCGATCGCATTTTGAACATTGCGGGCGTCTTCAACGAGAACGAGACGAACGAAAAGATCGTGCTGTGGTGCGTGGAGGTTAACGGCTAAATGGTGATGTCGCTCAGCTTCAAAGTCGACGGTTTACGCCCGCTGCTGAATACGTTTCAGCAATTGCCGGGTGAATGCCGTACGGCCGTGCTGATCCCAGCGGCGAAACGAGCCTCACGAACGATGGTCCGGTCGATTGCCAGGTACACGCCGTTCAACAAGAGGATGAGAAAGACAGCGAAACCTCACATGCGAGACTCGCTGACGTCTGTTGTGGAGGACTACTCCAAAACGCAAACAGTAGTCGCCGTGGTGGGGAATGAGTCTGGCCAGGCGCCGCATGCTCACCTTGTCGAAGAAGGTACGAAACCTCGCTGGACGAATCACAAGACGCAGTACCGGCGAATGGCTGTGCGAGCGCGGCAGATCATCAAAAAAGGCAAGGTTCGCTGGGTGACTGAGAAACAGAAAAAGTCGATCGGCTCATTCATCAAGGATAAGCGGAAACCAACGTGGTATCGCGGTCGAATGCCAGCCTATCACCCTGTTGCGCGTGGCATAAAGGCATGCGAAGCAACAGTCGGACAGCAACTGAAAAAGGATATCGAATCTGGCCTGACTCGTGAGCTAACCCAATTCAAGATCGCGAGGGGCACATGAGCGCCATCGCGGAAGCTGCGGTTGTGTGGCAACTGAAACAGACGGCGGAAGTGACTGCATTGGTCGGTCAGCGGATTTATCCACGGCTCGCACCAGAAGACACAGTCAAGCCGTATTTGATCGTCCTACGTCCACCCGGGCAGCTCACGGATCACACGAGCCAATCACAGATCGGAGTTGCCAGAACGCCGATTGTCGTGGCTTGCGTCGGCGACAGATACGAAACCAGTCGTGCATGCAGCGACCCAGTATCGGCGGCACTCGATCCATCCGGTTGGACAGGATCGCAGGTGTGGAACGATACCGAAATCGCCAGTTGCATGCAGGGCGAGACGTTTGATCAATCAGTGTTTCCGCAGCTAGCGGATGAGATCGGTTTTCCGACCGAATTTGTGACGTTTGAGCTTGAGCATTCCACTGCGAAAAACTCGTAGAAAGTTGGAGAGATAAACATGGCAATTGCACCACTCGGTTATTCGGCGTATGGCGGAACGGTCGCAGGCACTGATGTTGCCGGCACGCTCAAGCTGGCTGCGTTCTTCGCAAAGATCGTCGATTCGCTCGGCGAGTTGTCCGAAGAGCGGGCGAAGATCGAATACACGAATTCGGCTAGCCCTGGTGGCGGCGCCCAGTTCCGTCCCGGCGACATCATCACCACTGGCGACTACGAATTGACGTTGCTGCACGACTGTCAGCAACCAGTTCCGTGGGGCGTGGAAGAAACGATCGTTATCACCCTGCCTTTGCGTGGGACGGAAGCGACAGCCGCGAAAAAGACTTTCCAAGGCTTCCTAACCAAACACGTGTCGTCATTCCCATTCAAGGACAAGATGACCACGAAATGCACGTTGTGCGTGACCGGTCTCGTCGTGAACTCTGACGCTGCTTGATCTCTATAAGGATTTGAGATGTCTTCGCTACGTGAACGAATTCTGGCAAAGATCGAATTGCCAACTGAGGTTGTGGAAGTGCCTGAATGGGGCGAGAAAGTCACCGTACGTTCGCTCACTGCGGAAGAACAAGAGCGATGGTGGGATATCCTCACGTTGCACTCCGAAAAGGGAGTTGATCCACCGGGCGGTCGCAAGGCGTCGTTCGTTTTCATGGCCTGCCTCGACGAGAGCGGCAATGACTTGTTCAAGCCAGAAGACATTCCGGTCATCGGCAAGAAACACCCAGCGGCAATCAATCGACTGTTCACCGCGATCCAGCGACTGTCTGGCATGACGAACGAGGCGCAAGCGGATCTCGAAAAAAAGCGAGACGCCCAGACGAATTCTTCATCTACTGGCTCGCAGACCGATGGCACAGACCTGACGTTGACGAACTCAAACGAGAGTTGACACAGCAGGGTGTCGAGAAGTGGAAAGCTCACTGGCGAATCAGGAAAGAGTTAAATCCGGACGAATGGTCACCCTTCCCGAGGCGAGAACCAACGCGGGACGAACTCTACGAGAGACTTGACAGGATTGGTCGATAACCATGGGCAGCGGAACGAATGTTGGCAGTCTGAACGCAACTCTGACGCTTTCTGCGTGGGAATTCGCTAACGGACTGAAGCAATCGGAAGCTGCCGCCCTGGAATTCGTTGAAGTCACCGAGAAGTCAGCCGTCAGAGCAAACGCCGCCATGTCAAAGAATGGCAACGGCATGAACGCTGGCGGGGCTGCGCGTGCCGTCCAGCAAATCGGTTTCGGTATCCAGGACTTTGCCAGCCAATTCGAAACGCGCGGCTTGGCAGGTGGCATTTCGGCTGTCTCGAACAACGTGCAAATGTTGGGTGCCGCGTTCGGACCTGTTGGCTTGGCGATCACCGCTTTCGGTGGTGCGATTGCTGGGATCATGCTGCCGAAGTTGATCGAAGCGTCTGGCATGTTCAAGGACAACAAAAAGGCGATCGAGGAAAACTCATCCGCGCTGACCAAGTGGCGAAAGGATATGGTCGAAGCGGTGAATGTTGAACGCGAAACGGTCGCGGCCGGAACAAACAGCTTGAATCAACAGCAGGCCGATCGACGCTCTCAGCTGGCGATGTTGAACAAGCAGAAGATGGAACTTCAGCAAGGTATCGCGCGTGATGAGCAGGTTGTTCAGAACACGGAAATCGAGAGACGCAAACTCGACAACCAGGGAGGTTTCTCATCGTGGTTCGGTTCAACGCAAGTCAGTGACGGCGGTGCCAGTGCGCGGCTCGCAGCAAGACGGGCTGAAGTGGCCAAGATTGAGCAGGAGCAGGCTCAAATTGCCAGCGAAATGTCAAAGGCGGAAAAGCTGCGGCGCAAAGTTACGCAGGCCGAAAACTCTCGCGACGAGGTGGATTCATTCTTTCAAAAGCAGGAGTTTGAAGCCAAAGGCCAAGAGGCAATCGATCAGTTGCGTCGAAAAGGACTTGAGCATTATGGCAGCGAATACTCTCAATTGATGGCGCGTCAAGCGAGGGAAGTTAAAGAGCTTTCTGACATGACGATCGGGCTGCATGAGAGAGAGGCCGCACTGAAGATGCAAGCCGACATGCACGCCGTCGAGCGTCAGAAGGTGGTAATTTCCGACCGCGAGAAATACATCAACCAGCTCGGTCCCGACGCGAAGATGTCAGCGGGCTTGGACGTCGCGTCGTCTGAGGGAATCAGCGCGATCAACAGATGGATGAACGGCAAAGGCGAAAACGACATTCAGCGTGAGCAGTTGGCAATCGAGAAGAAACAACTGGTCGCGATGGAAGCGATGGCGCACGGCAGCGACGAAGATCGCGAAATGAGACAGGCGGCAATGGATGCGGCCGGCAAAGAGATGACGATGGATGTAGGCGGGGAGCCGATCGGGTCTAACTTCGACGGCAAGACTGCCGACATTGAAAATGCCAGGGCTAAGAATCCGGCAATGTACGACATGCTAGACGCGAAACGCGCAGGTCGAGGCAGCAACGCCGACGAGATGGCTGCGATCGCCAATGAGTCACGAAATAAAGCCGCCGCCAGATCTCAGCAGACATGGCAGAAGATCGAAGAGTTGCGGGCTGACAAACAGGCACAACTCGAAAAGGCTCGTGCTGAAAATCAGGCCAAGAAGGATGCGGGGCCTAAGAACGGCGAAGAAGCAAAGTTGCTGCAGAAGATCGTGGACAAGCCAGCCGTGCAAATCAAAGTCGTGTCATTATCAGGGTGAGTGATGGCGATTCTGTCGTGTATTGAACAGGATTTAGAAGGGGCGAGAGCTTACAGCAGGTCGCTTGCTGAGGGGATCGTTGCTGCTCGCGCTTTCATAATCGAGACGGATGATCCTGCAGACAACGAAGACTTTATTTTCGTCGCTGGGCAATCGGCAACTCCAGACCCATTGCCAGCCCCGATGGATTTCTACCCTGGGTCCACGGTCTGTAAATACCATCAGTTCGTACCGTCGCGAAGGTGGAAAGACCGCACGAATTGGTATGTCGTCTGTCACTACAAGTCGATTTTCGGACAGCTCGAGATAGATCGTTCGAATCATGAAGATCCAACGGAAAGGCCAGTCATAATCAGCGGCGTCTCGCGCACAATCATGGTGCCAGTCAGGTTCATGCTACGAACGGCCGCATATAAGACATACCCGACAAGCCCATCGTTCATAATGTCGACTGCCGCAAACTCGGCGAGTGACCCGCTTGACCCTCCAGTGGAAATGCCGTCGACAGAATGGGAGCTTCATTGTCAAAAACATGTGTCTTATCTGCCGGGATGGTTTCTGGACCCGGCGTATCAAAACGGAGTTAACTTCAACAATCAGTTGGTGACGATCCAAGGCACGTCGTACATCATTCCCGCCGGTTACGGGAAGTTGTCAAACCTCCAGTTTTCCGAACTGAAACAGGAAAACGACATCGACTTCATCACGATTGCGTGGAACACGACGATCCGGAACCCGCGGCAGGCGTTTACTGGGGAAGCTAACGTTCCAAGCCCATGGGACGTTGAGCGTCTTGATGCGGGAATGAGAACGCGAGTCAAGATGGGTGCCGGTGGCGCTGGATCATCGAAATGGAAGAACATTCTCGATTCGACTGGTTCGCAGGCAATCACAACTCCTGTTCCATTTGATGGATCTGGTCAGCCGCTTCTCGATGACGGCTCGGGAATTCCTGAGTCATCACTTTACAAGTTCTGCTATCGGCCAAATGGTCCTCAGGTCGATTTCTCTATCATGCCTTGGACGTGATTCGATGAGCGGTGACAACGATCCAGTGATGTTCAATATGCGTGACGCGCGACGCATTGATCGCGTTGTGTCTGCTGTTGAGCAATCGCCATTGCCGTTGCGAACATTGCCGACACCTCCGGCTGGTACTCCAGCAAGCATTCGCTATTGGGCGAAAACCACGACCACTGTGAATTCTGGCACATTGGAAGTGCCGTCGACATTCCTTTACGACATCTGGGTACGCGATCCAGACGACGTATCAATTCCACCCGCATTCATTGTTTCGACCGATCCTGCTCAACTCGGTTTGACGGGTGTTAATCGATCGAGTTTCACGACTGACGATCTAGACATCCCATTCAAGATGGAGTTCATTGAAGATGAATGGACGCCATCCTGGGTGGACTGCTGATCATTAATGATTAAGGAGAACAACACATGGGCGGAATTAGTTCATCGGGAAAAACAATTCTTGACGCTGGTCAGGTTACAAATACACACATCAGTAGCGCGGCGGCAGATGCAATTGGTGCCGACAAGCTAGCGCAATGGCGCGATCCAGACACCGATTTCGGCTTTGCGATTGGTGCAACGCCATCAGCCTTTGAGGCACAGATCTACGTTGCCAAAGGGTCTGGAACAATTCGCGGCTTTCACGGTCGCGTTAATGCTGGGGGTGGCTCGACGTCAATCACGATGACTCTCAAGAAAAACGGATCATCTATTTCGTCGTCACCTGTCACCATTGGTGCCTCAACGACGACAGTTCAAGACGGGACGCTGTCGTCAACGACATTCGTTGCAGGTGATTATTTCTCGATTGCGATGGCAGGCACATTCACGGGCGCGCAAGGCCCTTATGCGTGGATGTCGTTGGTGGAAACAAATTGCCCTGCAACCTGATTGGCAGGTTTTATTGAATTACCTGATTGTTTGGTTCTGTTATGACATCACGCACCGGATGCTGCATCAAAGACTACACCACGCGTTGTTACGATCCATCGGGCAATAAAGTCTGGTCCGCGAACTACTTCAAAGGTTCAATTGATACCAACAATGTCTACTGCCAGGCGGTCGACTCCAATTACGTCTACGTCGGCGGGTCTCGCACGAATGACGGAACGAATTATTGGTCAATTGTTGCGTTCGACATTCTAACCGGGCAAAGGCTCTGGAGGCGTGATCCTTACGTTGACGCGTCGGTTAGCACTTACGGCAACGGCGAGCTTGGCGACGTCATCCAAATCCAGATTGATGGGAATGGTGATGTTGTTGCGATGCTGCAACCAAAATCTGTAGGTACGGGGCTTTCGACACAAACGTTCTTCGAGCGCATCCACCCCAACGGCACGTTAGTCGATTTCTTCTCGTTCGCGCACGGGACAGGCTATCAGTGCAAAGGATTCACGATCGACGGAAGCGGAAACTACCATGTGTTAGCGACTAGCTCATCTAGAGACGTGAGCATCTTCGAAGGCACGCCGCCATTTTCGACGGCGCCGACTCGGTATGACATTTCGCAAGCGGCTGCCCCGTCGTCGCGTCACACCAGCTTTCAGTTGACTACGCCCTACGGAATCTTGCGGGATGGCAACCGAGATTACATCCACGGAATTTCCGACAACAAGCAAGTTGCGTCGGGTTTCTACATAGGCAACGGCGGCTGTCTTCGTGGAAAGTCTCAGACGGCTGCCCCACACTCCAATTCCGATATCGACTTCGAGTATCCGCGCCAGCCAATCATGGCGCATGACAGTGCAATCTCTGGAACATCTGGCGCGACCGATGTTCACTCGTCGAGCGTGAATAGTCAGACTGGGGCGACGGTACTCCCTACCGGCGATGTCTTCAATGTGAAGGTGAATGCAACCACAAATCTTCCAGGCAGCTTCATTCTTCCAAGTGGATCGTTTGGTGATGTTTGCAAGCTTTATCGCTCAGTCGGCTTTTCATTCTACATCTACCCGCCTGTTGGCGGACATTTCGTAATGTCTGAGAATTCGTCGAGCAGGCTGGGAAGTGGCCCACCGTTCACCACTGCGAATCCTGCAAGGTACACGGCGTTGGCAACGAATGCGTACTTTTTTTTGAGTGAAGGGCCAATTGTAAATTTCTTTTGCTTGGGTGGTTCAACGTGGCTTGTGCAAATCTTACTCGGTTTCGATTTTGCAACGAGTTCAACCAAATACTACAACTACACTCGCCAATGCCCTGTTCTCGATTCCGGTGGCAATATCTACTTCACGACCGGCAATGCCGACACCGGATTCGGCGAATTAATAAAGTGTGATACGAGCGGGAACCCGCTGTACTGGGTCGGCCAACACGCCACTTGGCCAACAGTCGACGCGAACGACTACGTCTACACAATCGGTTATCGAATGTCGAATGGATCAAGCGGCGCTTCGATCACCGCCAGAGACGACACCGGAGCATGGCTATGGGGCCACAAGCATCATGGAACATTGCTGCCTGGTGCGTCGCCGATTCAAGTGGACTCAGTGACTGGAAACATTATTGCGAGCGGGCAACTTGCTGACGGAAAGCTGGATATGGATTTTGTTTCTAATCCGTATTGAAAACGCCACAGCTATAGCGGGCAACCACAAGACGGACAAGATGTCGCTCGCGAACTAACCGGTTTTCCACAATCTTCGCAAGTGATCAGCGGGCGTTTTCCAGGCATAACAGTTAATGCTCCACAGTGTTCACAGACAACCTTCGTTCCAGCCGCTGATGACGGATAGATCATGAATTGGTTGCATTTATTGCATGGGAACTCGTACGTCTTCGGTGTCTCAGGATCTTCTACTTTGTCAAATTCGTATTGGCACTGCGGGCATTTCTTGGCACCGTCATTGTGCCGCGCGGCACACTCTGGACATTTATCACGATTGTCAAAGAAACAAGTGATGATCCAGCCAATTGGGCCGAGCAAAGCGCCTGCGATAAAACCGCCCAACGCTGATTTCTTTTGACTTCCAATGATGGCACCAACCCCACCGCAAATAGCGATGTAGAGGCAAAACGTGACTGCAAATGCATACGGATCTATTTGATACATTGTGAGCCTCCCGTTAGGTTGCGATCACAGAATTAACGCAAGTCATCTCAGCCGGATCAAGTCAGCGGCAGTTTTTCCTTTCATTCTCCTCCACACCCAAGGCTCAACCGGCTCAGGATCCACCCACAGCCCGCGACGTTGGCCTCTCGCTTCAACCTGCAACCGAGACAACCGCTTGCTCTTGGAATAGCGTCTGTCCTGCCACCCGTACCCGTCCGCAAGCAACCGCTCGTTGACGTCACACCCATCAACTTCAACAAACCCGACTGGCCTGCCGTTGCGGTCCCGGCCAACGACTCGGACAACAACAGTTCGCCCCAAGATCATCGCCGCAAGGTGGTCGCGGGACTCGAACCCGAATCTTTGCCGAAGTTCCGGTGCGTCAACCGCAGCGAGGCGGATCTTTACCCGGTGGCAGTCGCAGTAGGCCCAGAACGTGTCGCCGTCGTGGACACTGAGAACATGGCCGTGGAGTTCAACCGGGGCCGCAGAGGCGACAAGAAACAGCAGGCTTGCAAACATGAGCAGGTTCCCCAAAAGTGGAATCGAACTGCTCTATACACGGCGGGGGAAGCGGAATCTTTCACGGGATTTGTTCGGCGAACCGCAAAAACAATACGGATAATTCTCTGGCAACGCCCTTCTCTCTTGTGTTATCCTCTTTGCGTGAGATACGCCAAATGGAACGGTCGCTGGCCTTAAGAGGTTGGCGGCCGTTTCCTATTCCACGACTTTGGCATTCCGATTAAACTCGGCAATCCACGTCAAGGACGACTGAAATGCCAAGCCCAAAGTTGCCAGATGAACTGGAGTACCTTCGCAACCTCATCTCCGGGGCGAAGGGTGAACCTAATCATTACGACTCGCTGTTGAGAGATATTGTAAAATCCGCTGCCGACTCTGCGCCGACAGCGGACATCATTCGCATGTCAGAATTCATTCTTCAGCGAGGAATTGAGATCGAGCAATCAAAGCATGCTCGGTTCAATTAGGCATGGATCCCATTTGCTGAAGTGCTTCGACAATGTTGTCTCGAACGGCTTCATGTCTGAGCAGTCCACCCGGCAAACCTGGTGGACCTTCTTGGAAATCAAGGCCGTCTTGAATCGCCGCGATGAGCTGCGGCGTGTTCGCTAATGCGAAAGCAATCTTTCTGGCGTCTCCGCCTTTTTTGATTTCTTTCTCGATTGCCTGACAAGCCCAATTGTTGTCACTCGCTCTTCCAGCCATAATCCGACTCCCTATTACAGGACCAATTGTGCGGATTCGTCGCCGTTGGCTGAGGCGAGTGTGTGAGATACGTCGTGGTTCGTTCATCCGTCAATCTCCTGCAGGATGGCGGCGATGTATGCTCTTGATTGTGTCGTGCAACGTCGATATTGTCTAGCCATGAAAAAACAAACAGCCAAACAAACGCACGGCGGATTACGACCAAGATCAGGACGACCAGCGCCAAAGGGTCGCAAGTCGCCACTCAGCGTACGACTCACGAGCGAAGTGCAAGAGTTTCTGGAGTCGATACTCACTGATAAAACGCCGCAATCAGCGGACGCACCAAGTCGGTCTGAGTTCATCGACACGGCCGTTCGCTCGACTGAATCATTCAAATCGTGGCAACTCAAGAAAAATAAATAGCCCTGTTTTATAGGGACTTCTACGCAAATTCACAGTTTTCCAGAAAAAAGATTCAACGTTGCTCTTGATTGTGTACGACACAAGCGTAAAATACGTCCGCAGCAAACAACTCAAACAAAGGAAACGAACGATGTACGAAGTAATCACCACACGCGGAACGATGAAGCAAGTTGTCGGTAGCTACCCACTCCAACAAGCTCAAG